TCAGCATCTTGTACAGGTCGCGTTCCACCATACTTCCTTGGATATGCACCACCGTCATGGAGTTTTTCTGCCCCTTGCGGTTGATACGTGCGTTTGCTTGCAGGTATGTCTCGATGGAAGTTACAGGGGAATACCAAACAACTACGTTTGCGGCTGTAAGGGTGACCCCGTGTGCTGCCGACTGTGGTTGGATTATCAATACGTTTGGTTCGGGTTGTGTCTGGAACCGATTGAAAATATCTGTACGCTTACTTACAGGTACATCACCACATATAATCTCAGTTCGAATCCCGTTTTGTGTAAGATAATCATAGAGCAAGTCAATAGTGTGGCGGAAAGGCACGAAGACAAGAACCTTATGTGACGCTTCTTCGATTACCTCTTTGACTACTTGCAGTCTGTTTGATACGTCAAACTCAATGACTGCGCCCGAGTCCGCATACACCGCACCGCCAGAAATTTGTAGGAGTTTCGTTAGTTTGGCTGCTGCGTTGACTGCACTGATTTCTTCTCCCGCTGCTTCCGCTGCGAGTTTTGCCTTCATCTGCTTGTAGTACTTAGTCTGCTGCGCCGTGAGCGGTGCTTCGCGTTCTACGTATACGAGGTCAGGTAGGTCTAGGCATTCTTCTTTGGTGAACCGGATGGCAGGTTGTAGGGCTGCGTGTACTGCTGCGCTGGCTGTATGTTTCGGTATCCACTTGAACTTGTTGATTTGCTCCATGACTCGGTCACGGAATGCCCCAAAGAATTTAGGCACGTTGTCCGGTACGCAGAGTTTGCCAAGTCCGTAAGCGTCAGTCGGAGACTGTGCTGCAGGGGTGCCTGTCATCATCCACAGATAGGTCTGCGGTGTTAGCAAGCCGCGCATTACCTTCCAGCGTTTGGTCTGCGGGTTCTTGTAGGCGTTGGCTTCATCAATAATGATAAGGTCGAACCCACCTGCGGCTATCTCTTTGGAAACCGTCTCGACTCCGTCATAGTTGATAATGATGTAGTCGTAAGGAGCGGAAATAATCTCCTTCCTTTTTTCCCTTGACCCATGCGCTACACCTACCTTGCGGTGGGTTGCAAACTTAAACAGGTCTGCTTGCCACGCCGACTGCATGATGGACAAGGGGCATACAATCAGAACACGCCCGATGGCGCCTTGTGTCAGTAAGTAGTCCGAAGCCCAGATAGCGGCGGCGGTCTTGCCCGTACCTTGCTCGTTAAAGCAAAACGCACGGGGGTTCAATGTAAGAAACGATGCTGTATCTTTCTGATGCTGCATAGGCGGATACACGCCGGGCCACTTATAGTCCCGCTCGATAGGGGAAGGTACTTTCTTAAACTTAAGTCGAGCTAATAGTTGGGCTTCTTTTAAGTTCCAATTGACGGCAACCATGTGGATGCCCTCGTTTTCTGAAAGTGCCCTACTACCATCTATCGTCTCTGTGATTCTCTCTGGTGTCTTGGTTCGCACCAATAACACTTTGTCTTTTAGAATTTCCATTATTTTTTGGGTTTGTTTCTTTTGACAGTGTGGTCTGAGTTACGTGAGAACGAACGATTCTTTGTGGGGGATTTAAGCCGAAGATTGCTGGGCGAGTTGGTGCCCCCTTTGGATAGCGGAATGGCATGGTCAATATCCTTTCCAGTTCGGTCTACGCCTTTTTTGTCCATCGCGTATCTTGCTCGTTGCCGAGCAGCACGCGGAGCTTTTTCGTCTCGTGCCTTTTGTTGCTGCCATTCTTTCTTATAAGGTCTGGGTTTGTTTACGTACGGCATGGTGTCCTCCTAACGTCCATTATTGCCATGATACTCGCAATCTGTCACAGGGCAAAACTTCTTGCACGTGAAGTTAGGACTAGGATTCCAAGTCTCTGACTCATAGCAGCCTTCAAGGCGAATCAACTCATCGAACCAATTCATCCATGCTTCTTTCTGACCTTCGGGGGTGTATTCGGTTTGGATAAACTCTTGAGTTACTACAAACAACAACCCTGCCTTCACTAACTTAATTTCAGGGAAGTGCTTGAACACGCAGAGCGACATTAGTTCCAATTGTTTGGTGTCGGCGTATTGCGATTTGCCAGTCTTATAATCAACCAAGAAGGCAGTGTCCCCGCTGATAATTAGCAAGTCAGCCACGCTACGCAGCCATACATCTTTTGCGAAGAACTCGCACGGTGCAAGTTCCTTAGTCAGCCCCATACGGTATTCGCAAAGTCGCTCACCATCAATGGTCATGAACACATCTAAATAGGGCTTGATGAAGGAGAACTTCTCAGGGATGTCCTTGCCGTCCCTTACATACAACTCGGCTGCTTTGTGTAACTCCTGTCCATACATCATTATTTCGGACATCGGTTCTTTGATGTCCTTGGTAATCTTCAGCCGAAAATACTTTCTCGGGCATTGCTGAAAGGTAGAAAGAGCGGAATACGACCATGTGTAATCTGGCATTTAGCATTCTCCGTAGCTATGTGCGTATCCGGCTTCACAGTTAAGGGGTAGTCCTTCCGCCCACTCAGGTGTCCACCGCATACATTTCTCTACGTACTTTTTTGCTTCTTCCGCTTCGTCTTCTGTAGCGACACACGCCACAGCGTCATGAACGGTAAGTACGACTTTGTACTTCTTGTTTATTTTCACCATCTGCTCGGCAATCACACAACGTGCTAGTGCTTGGCATAGGTTCTCTACTACCTTACCACCGTAGACCTTAGTTCGTCCATTGCGAGATTTGTATGTATACCCCTCTACCTCACTGCGCAGGTCGAAGTACTTGATGTGAAAGTCGTTAGGCAACCGAAACCCGCGTGCGTCCATGCTCAGTGCTTGTGGTTGAACACCGACAGGGGCAACAGCCCCTTGAATCATTGCATCAAGGCAACGGCCCGCCTGTCTCCATAACTCTGGGATTTTTGGGTATGTTTGGCGATACACCGTTATGATGCGCTGACACTCTTCAAGGGGGGTGTCTACCCCAAAGTTCTTCAGTTGAATCTTAAACTTTTCAGCACCCATGCCGTATCCAGCGCCAAGAATCGTAGTCTTGCCTACAAATCTTTCCTGCTTAGTAATTTCTTCTATTGGTTTGTTGTATATGGCGGACGCCATTATCTTGTACACGTCTTCGCCGTTCTTAAACGCTTCGACTAAGTCAACCTGACCCGCCAGCCAAGCCAGCATCCGTGCTTCAATCTGAGAAGAGTCCGAGTCAATGATGACGTACCCATCCGGCGCAATGATTGCGTTCTTGAGGGTGTTCGTCCCACGTGAGGGGAGATTCTGCAGGTTGAGTTTGTCGTCCCCACCCCACCGACCTGTGTGTGCTGCGTAGTACCGCAGGGGGACAGGAAGTTTGCCGCGCTTGGCGATGCTGATGAACCGCTGCGTGCGGGTCTCTTCAAGTGTGGATTTAGTGCCTAACCGAGCTGCCGCTAATGTTTGTACAGTTTCGTCTTCGTGCTCAAGCAAAGCCTTGAAGCCTTCGTCGGTCTTGGCAAATGCCCACGTTTCCTTGCCGGTGGTGTTACTAATTTTACGAGGGGGGTCTACACCAATGGACTTCAATAACTCCGCAAATTTATCATTTGACATGAGCGTTTCGCGGTCTGCTTCTGCAGCCTCCAATAGTTTCGACTTTCTATCCCGCACCGCTTCGAGATGCTGCTCCAACAGTTCAACATCCAATTCCAACACTGGCTCCGAGAACATCTTGGTCGTGATACTGATAACTTGAAGTTCTTGTTCAGAGACCTGTGATAGATAGATGTTAAGGAGTTTGAATGTCAGCTCGGTATCATTCTTACAATACTCACCGTATTGCTTTAAGTCTTCTACCAGAAAGTCTTTGCGGTGCTTACCGAGCGCATCCAGAACTTCCGTGCCTTTGATGCCAAGTCCATGTCGCTCAGCCAATTTCTTAAGACTATTACCCTGTTCCAATCCATCCACTGCTCTAGCAATAGCAAGAGTATCAACCCACATGTAAGGGCGAATGCCCAACCGCCAAGTGAGGATAGCAGCATCAAAAGGAGCATTATGGGCCACAGCAATAGATTCAGCCCAATCAAAAGCAGCAAGAAAGTTTTTTGTTTCTTGTAGGTTACCTGAGAACCACTCGGCTTCTTCATCATTTACTTTAACTCCTACTCCGATTATTTCAAATTGGTCTGACCGTACGTATTCTTCGGTCGTTACTTTTGATAACGAAAACTCGCGTGAGTAATACGTTTCAAAGTCTATGGTTATGAACTGCATTAGTAATCCCCACTCAGCAGTAAACTCAAGATTCGTTCTCGAGTGTATCTGAGGTCCAACCTACGGCACTTACGCCCGATAGCCCAGCGTTCACAAAACGTATACGCACCGAAAGAAGCCAGCCCTAACCAAGCGGATTCCTTGCGGTCCCACATACCATCTCTGTGCTTGGAGAACAGTTCTGGATGTGTGTCTATTCTGTTCAACAGAATCTTTACTTCGTCTGCCGATAGGATGTACAGAATGTTGTCAAGTAGATTCGACATTTTTGGCAATCTCCGCTTCTATGTTGGTGATAAGTTTGTCGAGGTACCAACGACTCTTACGCAGGTCGTTAACGCCACCTTTCTTCTTCCACCGCCACAGATACTTAATAGAGTTGCCAACGCATACCGCTTCTAGACCTTCAAGCCCGTGAGTCGCCGCTGCGATTGCGTCGATACATTCAATTTTGAAAGGGCTTTGGTAATGCTCGGGGTGGTCTACGGTATCAGTAGGTGTGCTCATCTTGGTATTCTCCGTTCCAAAATAAATCGTCTTCCAGTTCGCGTTGCCACTTCATGTCTTCAAGCATGTGGCGTGCTCTGGTTTTCTTTTCTTTTATTTTCTGTGCTGTTTCTTTGCGTACATACGGGGTCTTTACTTTCGGTTCTTCTTGCTTAGGCTCCTCAATAGGTTTGACAGTATACCGTGTCAGTTCGGACTCTAGGACTTCCAGTGTGTTAAACCGGTTACCACAAGTTAGGCACACTCTACGCCTTCTTTGTTTGTCCTCAATCAAACGGGTGTCAACTACTTTGGTGTCACTTCCACATGCACACTTCATATAGGTTCGTTTCTTTCTTCCCAATGATGAATCCGATGACAGTTAGCACAGAGAATAAGACACTTCTCAATCTCCCTGTACGCAGCGGTGTAGTTATCGTCTTGTACTAGTTTGTGTACTTTTCTTTTCTCGGGGTCATGTCGGTTTATGTGGTGGAAATCAATAATTGCTGGGTGCGATGCACCGCATCTGGTGCAAGAAAGAGAAGCCTTATAGGCGTGCCATTCATCTCGTTTCTTTAACTTGTATTTTTTTACTTTTGTTTTAACCGTTTCTTTATTTTTTGCGTAGTGCTTTCTACTGGCGGAGCGTTTAGCCTCGGTCATGACTTTTTTACTTGCACAGGAAGGCAGTAGTAATCGCCGGGGTGGACATTTTCATACCAAATTTTTAATTCTTGGCACTGCTCTAATGTTTCTAGCGTTTCTACATACATCCAGTGCCCACTGCTAAATAACAATAGATTAAACCAGATGTACATGATGGCTCCTATTTTTTCACTAGAACTTCGAGTGCTTGGATAGTGGCCTCTAGCTTTGCAATGTAGCGGTCTTTTTCTTTTATCTGTTCCTCGTACTTCTCAAAGAAACGGCTGCGCTGCTCGTGTTCACGGTTCATCAACCGAATAAGTTCTTGGCTGATGTCAAACTGCTTCTGCATAAAATCACTCATGATAGCCATCCCCATAGTGCGTAAAGAATACCAGCTAAAGGTAGGGCTAATCCTACAGCCATACCAAGTAAACCAAACCCAAGCCAGACATCAAAAACTACTTCTTTCACTTTCATGCGTCCTCCGGCTGTCCCATTTCTAGAATCTGCATTTTAGCCAACTCAAGCGCCCAAAGAATATCTGGACCTCTGGTAATAGTGGAGTGCAGTGATAGTTCGCCATACTCATCGAAACAAATAATTATTACATCTTCCGCCGTTTGTGCCTCGGCAAGGGCGTATTCAACTTTGCTCATTTCGATGCTTCTCCACAAACTGTTCCATACGCCAAATAAGTTCTTCCTTCATCCAGTCACATGCAGCGTCCCAGATGTCGTTAGGGTTGTGTGTCTTGCCACTATTCTCAAACCACCACTGCTCAAATGCCTTCCGGCGGCTCTCGTTCATGGTCTTCCTCCATTAGTTTAATGGCGTCGTTCAGTATTGCGTTGAACCCACGCTCCATCAAATACTGACGGCCTTCCTCATCAACATCAAGACTCACAATCAAGCCACTGTCAGTTTCAAGACAACTAATAACATCAAACTTCATCTTCCCCTCCTTCAATGAGGTCCTTCAAACCCTTCGCCTTTTCTTCACCAGCAAAGTACTCAAATATAACCCACAGTGCTTCCCTAAGTTTGTTGTTCCATTCGACATCGTCTGGGTGCAAAGAAACAAAGTCACTGTAAGTGTACAAAATATGGTCTTCTAAAGTTTTAACCATAATTAAACCAAACGCGTCGTCATCTATCTCAACAGTTACTTTCATTTGCATTCTCCTTGGTGCCAGAGGCCGGAATCGAACCGGCACAACCTGTTATGGTCGGCAGATTTTAAGTCTGCTGTGTCTACCGATTTCACCACTCTGGCCCACTATTTATTTGCGGTTTAGCAACCCCTTTGAAGCCTCGTAGAGTAGCTCATCCATATTAATTTCCTTACCCTTAGCGACCCCTGCAATAAAGGCTTCGTTCTCCTCTGCCTCCAGCAGTCCCCACAATTCTTCAATGATGTCAGCGGAGTGCTCACACATCCCGCTTTGTTGCTCACGTAACAACTGGCAAAAATCCTTAAGATATTCAGCCATCTCCTCGGCGGGGATTCCATTGTCCGGACCTTCAACCGCATACTTTTCCCACTTGCTCATATCAATCATCTCAGTTCTCCTCTTTAACAAAAGCACCACCACTTATCACCTTGCCCTTGCGGTCCTTGATTTCGTTGTACGCATGGGCCAAGCATTTAGTTACATCTAAGTTCCACATCTGGCAATAAATAATCAGACATACAATAACATCACCTACACCATCTATCCTACCTTCGTGGTTGGCTTTTAGCTCTGCACTTGCCAACTCACCAAGTTCTTCGACGGCTTTTAGCAACTGTGCCTGTGGTGTAGAATACGCAGTGATATCTCGGGCGAACGCCCATTCGCGCACTCGCTGTTCTAGTTCCTCAAAGTTCATCGCGCCATCCTCGACTTTTCGCTCATCCAGTATCGCGGCCAAAGAAATACTTCCTTTTTAATGGCCCCGAGCACCTCTAACTCAATCTCACGCTTTTCCACACCGCCCGGCGCAACAAACACACCCTTTGCGGTGTAGTGCGGAAGCCAAGGCAGTCCTTTCAAATAGTACATGTACGACCTGTCAGTTTCTGCGGTGGCGTTTGAGCCAAGTTTGTTTTTCATCTAATTCTCCAGTTTGTAATTTTTCTATTTGCGGAACTTAGGCAGGTTCCATCTTCTTCATACAAAGTGCCTGTAACCACATCAGCATATACATGCCTTCGGCCTTCCTCGGTTGGTACGAGTATCTTGAAAACCCTAATCAATGAGTACCCCATACCATGCGTATATACACGTACGGTTTTCGGTCGTATCAGGAGTTTAGTTCTGGGCAGGTTCCAAAACCTATAGACTTCTATATCAAGAAGGCAGGGAGCCTCTGGACTTAATTTCCAGAGTCGCTCCCTTTTAGTCTTTTGCGTCCGCACACCAGATTTTTGTGTTGAATCGTTCTGCTTCGTATTGGTCATGCCATTCTCTCCAAATAAACCCCTTGTGCAGTGGTTTTTCTGTTGATATGCACAAGTAGTGGAAGTCAATCTTCCAGACTGAGGGGTTTTCAAGATTTAGTCGTTTGAACCGACTATTCTCGATTTCTTGTTTTTCTACGCCCAAAGTCTTTGCAACGATTTCTACGGGACTATTCATCTAATTTGAGGCTATCGTGAAGTGTATGACCAGTTCCCTACGCTGCAACGTCAAGATGGTGGTTTGCCCAAGCACGAACCATACGAGCGTTAACAATCAACTCATTAACCATCTCACCAACATCTCGGTAGTTTCTAGTATTGCATGCGTCATGAATGTCTCGTTCGAGTTTCTCAATCTTCAGCAGGGGCATCGCATAGTCGAAGATGTCGTTTTGGTTTTGGCTCATGTTTTGGTCCTTTGATTCCTGTTAAGTGTATAAGTATTTGCTTCAACTCATCCAAGTTAGATTCTCGGATTACGAGGGAATAACCTCCTGCCTCCTGTATCTTCCGGAGTTCGCGTCGTTGTAGTTCTGTTGTTTTGTTGTCTCCCGCCTTACATTCAATACCGATAAACTTACCATTGCAGCAAGCAACTATATCGGGAATACCCGCCCTACCATACGTCCCCATCGCAGGGAAGAAATGATAAGCGCCATAGGATTCTAGTAATAAGACGACTTGTTTTTTAACCTTAGATTCGGGGGTAGCCAAACTAACCTCGGTGTCGTCACTACAGAACAATCTTACACTGGGTCTGCCCTCGGTGCTATTGTTTTTTCTTATAGGGGACATCATGACGCCGTGTCAGTTTGTCCCAATAAAAAAGCCACCCGAAGGTGGCTGGCCGGACATCATGACGCCATGTCAGATTGTCCCAAATAAAAGGGCCACCCGAAGGTGGCCCAGTACTACTAAAGGAGGCTACACAGTTGTTACATCTTGTAGGCTAAAGCAGATTCCACGTCCTACTCGTGGTTGGGAGGGTGCCGGTTCTACCGGCGCAGGGATAACTTACATCTGCTAGGTTCATTATCCGTGCTCATATATTCTAGAATGCGGCTTCACCGAAAGCGTACAAATCAGCCGCTGGTTCAGTTGGAGCCTTTTGTTTTTTATCCACCTGCAAAATCAAATCTTTCCTGCACCCCATAAAGTGTGTAGCCTCAGTTTTAGTGGCGAACTTGCGGAGTGTGCCGTCTTCGTCGCAGACCCTATACCGTAATTGCGTCTTCATACTTGGGGGTCGCAAGGGCGTTCTCGTGAAGTACGTAGAAGGTTTGGGGTTCATCATCGTCTGATATCCGCACCCCGATATTGAAGATTGGTTCCCGCGATGCCGCGACTTTCAAAACAGCCACACGGTCTTGAATGTGTTTCGGCAATGAGTCAAAAGTGCGATACCGAGTAAGGAAGTCCGGCTCTGCGTCCGTCACTTTGTTGCCTTTGATTTTGTTTTGGTATTCATGGTACTTGGCAAGGTCAACTACGTGCAAGGAGTCGTCCTTTAGACTTGCGACAGCATAGCCCGTAGCAAAAGATGCGCTTCGAGTGTTGGACGCTACTGCTCTGTCAATCTGCTTTGCTGCCATGTAGATATCGTAGCATGACCTGACTTGCTTTTTATCTTCCATTCTGAAATCTGATGGAAGCGTGAGGGGCGCACCGAAAAGAGCGTGTTCAACAAACCCCAGTTGGGCTATCTCGGTATTGTAAGAAATCTTGTACGCCAATTCATGCCGTGCGTTGTACGCGATAGAACTGATAGGCGCGGTAACGGTATTCATAATTCCGATAGCAATCTGGTATGGGTCTTTACCACTAAGTAACTTCAACGCATTCCGCACCGCAGCGGCGGGGTCGGCGGTAATCAGTACGTTACGCGTACCCCTGCGTTTTTCTACTTTGTGAGATTGAATACCGAACGCTTCTGGCTTGACGCCATCCTTGTTCTCCTTGCCTTCGTAAACGCCGAAACTAATCTCGCCAATCTGCTCAGCATCGTCGTATACCATGACTGCATTGACTAACTTCTCTTGACTTACATCATCGCTGTATTTAGCAGTGGTGTATGTGTTTGAGACTTCATACTCAAACGTCGGGCGCTTCTTCGAGAGTTTATCGAGAACGAACTTGAGGGGCGGGACAATGCCTTTGGCACTACCGAGAATAATCTTAGCCATGAAAGTTATCTCCACTAATTAAAAGTTAAACTTCGACAAGATGTCGTCCACTTCGGACTTGACTTTGCTGCGTACTTCTTCGGACTCTTTCAAGTCTTCGGTGTCTACGCTATTCACGACTGCGTTGAACCGACGACGAGCCTCTTCGAGTTTGGGGTCTTGTGTCAGGTTGAGGTGCTTGAGAACATCGCACAGGTCGCGGGCGTTAGTAATCATTGAATCATGAATGCGGCGCTTCTTAGCCTTCTCCCCGTTTGCCGGTTCAGTAACCTCTTCCAACTTGGTACTCATGTGGACAAGACTATCGCGTAGTCTGCCATAGATTTCCTCCACGCCAGTTTGGATTCGGCTTTCCAACGCCGTCTCGTATTGCTTCTGCAATTCCTCCATCGCCTCGTTGCCCACATCTACACGGAAGTCACCCGCCGCAGGGACGGGCAGAAAGGAATAACGGAAACTGAAACTATGGATAATCTCATGCTTGGGCGGGTAGTCCGATGCCACAAACATATCAACAAGCACGTTCTCGGCTTCCTTCACCAAGTCTTCGTAGCGGTCTTTGAACTCTTCAACCATGTCACTACGCCGCATCTCGTAGTGTGAAAGAGTCTGTTTGTAGTTGAAGAAGTTTGATGCCGCAAGCAAGCGTGGGCCACGGTCTGACCACGGCAGGGTTTGGGATTGATGCCACAGACGGATACTTGCATCGAACTTGTTGATGTCAGACAGAAGGCTGGTTCCTGCGAACAGGTTCTTAGTAACCTTGGCTACCTTTGCCGTGGCATTCTTGATTACGTTGACTTCGTCCGACATACTGCGGTCAGTAATGTTGGCAGTCCACGACTTGATGTTGAGGTCCACGAGCATTGCGCTCGATGCGATGCTGATGCTGTTTTGCATTTTATTCTCCTTGGTTATCGGGACAACCTGACACCATGTCAGATTGTCCATCTGCCGGGTGGATTACTTCTCATCCTTCTTGGCATGCTGATGTACGAGCAGTACTACTATCTGCGCGTAGGACAATTTCAGTCCGGTCGATGCCTCCATTTCATCCCCAATCGTATCGAGCATATCAACCACCTCGACAGGCAGAGAGATAGTGAGCCGATTGTTCTTTGCTACGCGTTCGCGCTTGAGTGCCATGCTTACTCCTTGATGTGAATAGTTTTGCCAGACTCGGCGTTAAATGAGGGATTGCCAACCACGCACCAGATAATCGGACACCCCAAATCCGCCCAATTACCCTCTCCATGAAAGTACCCATCAGTAAGGACAATAACTACGTCCACCTGCTGGCCCTTGCCTTGGATGATTTTGTTTTTGATGTACGGCGGCAGACAAGACGGGTCTGTGCCACCACCTCCCCTCGGTTGTGTAGTCTTATCAATCTGGTCGTACTCCGCCGGAGCGTAGACTTCATGTCCCGCAACTCGGGTATCCCAATACAAATGATGCAAGCCTTCGGGCATAACCTCGTTGCAGATAGACTTCACCTCGGACATGAACTTGCCAAGGATAGGCCCGCCGATGGAACCGGATGTATCAACACAGTCTACGATAAACCCGACGCGGTGCTCGATGTTCTGAGGAAGATAAATGTCAGCCCCAAGATGACGACGGCTGAATCGACGCCACGACGAGTCCCCGCTACCCTTGCATACATTCTTGACAAGGTCTCGCAGTACGTCACGCCAATCGACTTCTGGCTCCACGAGTTCTACCAAGTCGCGGGGCACATCACCACCCATCTTCCCAACCAACTGCTTACCCTGCTGCAAGGCACGGTTGATGCGGCTCTCCAGTTCGCGCTTCTCCTTGTCAGTCAGTTCCTTGTCACCATCCCAATCGTGCTCATCAAACTGATTGGCATCCAATTTCTTACGCTTTGGACTACGTCCGCTACCATCGACAGGTTCGCCGTCTTCGCAAGGTTCACCGTCCCCCTCGCAATCATCTTCGAGTTCCTTCATCAGGTCGTCGAATACTTGCTTCGAGTCCCAACCGCGATACTTCTCATCAAGCAGGCCCATGCGGCTACCATCAGGGAACGTGGGGAATTGAATCTCCTGTTCATCAGGGTCTTGGTCAATCAACTGAAGATTGATGACGTAGTCACACGCTGCGTTAGCAACGAGCGGGTCTTTGCGATATAGGTTCTTCCACACGCTAGTGTGACGCCATGCGATATGTGACAACTCATGCAGCACCACGAACAAGAGTTGCTTCTGGTTTAGGGAATCAACGAACTCCCGACCATACCACACATCTGCTCCATTGGTACGTGCAGTCGGAACGTCATCATCGACGAACACCTTGCCGACCATCGTCATACCCGCAAAGAAGCGAAACTTCTTCGATTGTAGAATTGAGACGTGAGCACGCTCAATCTTCTGCTCTGCTGTTATCTTCATGCTTCTCTCCTTAATGGACAATGTGACCGGATGTCAGATTGTCCTCGTCTTCGTCAATGCCCTTGGTTACCAAGTAACTCATCTGCATTCCGTACAGGAACCCCTCCATACTGAGTCCGTTCTGTACCGCGAGTATTGCCGCAGACTTACCCAATACAGTCATGCAGTGGGCGATTGCGTCTCGCTTGTCTTTTATGTTGTTAGTGTTGTTAATCACTTTCTTGATTGCTTCCAACATAATCGCAAGGTCTCTCTCGGCAGCGGCTATCTGCTCATCCGTGATGTCATCTTCAGTCATGGTGTATCTCCTTAGAAAAGGTATTGGTTTTCACGCGCCCAGTCGATGAACGGCTGGCTGGAAAAGAGAATGCGCTTCTTCTCTTCGTTCTTTGCTGCTGTCAGGCAGAAGATAGATTGCAACTCTTTGGGTGCTCTCTTCATGTAAATGAACCACTTGCCGATGGTGCTGCGGTCAACCCATTGCACCGCCCCGAACGCGAGGATGCACAATGCTGCGGGGTCAGTCGGAACTCTTGCTGTTTCAGGAGTGTCGATTATGTCCTTACGCAAAGGTAGCGAGTCAGACAGGGCGATGAACGCAGACAACTGCTGCGCCGCCGTCCCACCGATTGTGCCTTGCAATGCACAGATAAGCGCCCCCTCGCTGAACTTGTCACGTGCCTTGATGATATTGCTAGCCAGTTCCAAGGAACGCGGCGACACAAAGGACTTCTGGTTGTGTCGTGGGTTGTAGATGAGGTGGTTGTTCTCTTGCGCCGCATCCAGATATGAAGCAAGGCAATTCGGGTTCTCGTGTACCCACGCCAACATGACCGGAGCAATCCTGTCGCTGCCCCAGTTAATCCATTCCTCCGCACTCGGCTTGCGTATATTGAGTACCGACAGACGGTTTCGACTGTGAGCCGCCATCACGTCGCCTACCCCATCGCTTGTCAAGTTACCCGCAGTTAGCACCACAGACGACGGGTGTAGAGGCAACCCACCGACACGGCGCGGGTTAGTGAGTAGCGGATGCAGCATGTTCTTGACTGCCGGTGCGCCCTTGGTGAACTCATCGAGCATGATACAAAGTGGTTCGTCAAGATGGAAACCCCAATGCTCACTCGGGTAGAGGGAGGTAGTGCGCGTCTCGCGGTCAGGCATGGGAATGCCCAAGTCACCCAACTCGGTATTCGGTACGTCGATGTAAATACCTTTCATGTTGAGGCGTTCGGCAATCACTCGGTGCATACTGGTTTTACCAACGCCCGGTTCGCCGACAAGATGGAATGTATTACCCGATGCACAGGCAACGATAAGGTCAGCGGCCTCGTTGAGGGAAACGTTCTGCTCAAGGTGAATCTGGTTCATGATTTGGTCCTCTCTTGGTTTAGGTTAAACGTGGACATTCTGACGACGTGTCAGGTTGTCCCTCAGATACTGATATGTATACACATAACAAGTATTTCTCTCACTAGGTAATACCCCTGTCTCCACTTCTTTGCTTACAAAGCATATATCTGCATATGCTATCTTAAGTACATCATCAAAAACTTTTAAGAGCGTGCTTGCGGGTATGCTGCTCCGCAACTCTGGTGTTTTGTGATAACCGTCTCCCACGAATGTTGCTAACAAGTCATGCTTAGTTGATGTACCAGCATCGACTCTAAAATTCGCAGCAACGCTTGCTGCTAGAAGCACTGTCAGTTTGCGCCAGTCGTCAGGCTTGCTTGACTGCGCTAGATTAAGCGCATTGTTGAGGTTGTAACTCGCGTCCTCTTTGTCCTCCTCTTTGGCTTTCATTACAATTCTCATAGACGGGAGCAGTGTGTGCTGAGTTTGGAACATCTGCTGAATCGAAAGGCGCATATTCCATATGGGGTTGACAGACCATTGACTGTTTGCTTTATTCGCTATGTCAACAAGCATGTTTGAAACAAACCTAGCCCCCACCTGCGGGAAGCACTCAATCAATTCGTCAGATGAATAAACGTCCGAAATCGCCGCCGTTACCTTGAGGTAGTTGATGAAGTCCGAGTACGCACGTCGCACCGCGTTGAGTGCCTTGCGATTGGCTACGTATTCGTATTTCACTGGCGCGTTGAGAGGCTCAAGCGTAGTCCACTCTTTGTCAGCCTTGAAGTACACCCATCCGTTCTTTGGTATCTCATAGTTGAGCGACTTGTCAGGCCGAGGCACAGTAAGAATTACTTTGTTGTCCTTCCGATACACCGTCCCGAGAGTGGCGGGGAGCACCGCATCCAAGAACTTGACCGTAGTTATAGACGGCCAGCCGCAACAGTTGAATGCAACCGTGCCATCCTTGGCGTACGTCATGACTATGTTGTCGTACAGTTTGAACTGCAGGCGTTCGTCTGCCATCTCGATGGCGCATTGCTTGTACCTACGGTTATTCCCGACCGGACGAATCGGCGGGTTGCTGCCACGGATAGGCTTGACCTCGTTGTAGAACTTGAGTGCGGTCTCGTAGTTCTTGAAGTCATGCCAACTGATTGAAGCAGGGTGATGCCTCGAGTGTCCCCACATTTCACCTTCCTCCAAACTTGTAGATTACCCATTCACCGATTCGAGCAAGCAGGCTTTGCTTTTCTTCTTGCGCCCACAATGTCGGCTCGTAGCCATACGCTTCCTTCATGCTTCTCGCTATCCGGTAGTCCTTGTCACGGAACTCCGTGAACTGATAGTGGCGTTCGTTCATTTCGTCTCTCCCTTCGCAGCCTTAACTGCGCGAGCCAACTGCAGTCGAATGTACTGACGCTTCACGCGCTCGTACTCACTCTTGGGGATTGCCATCCTAACAGATACAAACATCGTCTCGCCATCATCCCCTGCTTTGAGCGAGGTCCAGTCTGCCTTGGTGTACTTCCAATTAATCTCACCCACGGTCTGCGCTGTGACCATGCAGGCATGCCGATGCGCCCTACGGTTCATTGCCACGGTGTACGCGTGGTGCGGGACTTCCTCTGCTGTCAGGACATTCTGACCTTGTGTCAGGTTGTCCACCACGGTTTCGGCTTTCTCGACCATCTTCGTCCACTCCTCTTTGGTTGGTTTCGTCTTCAGCAACACCAGTCTGTTTGCCAAATGCGTGGCAATCTTCTCGTCTCTGGTTTTCATCACTCATCTCCCTTGATGTATCCGGTGGCCTTATCAATAAGGAACTCACCCTCCATGTAGTCCAACCCATTCGGGTACTCGTCCTGCGCAGTCACTTCATCAAACTTGATGCGAACATGGGGCTTGCCGCCGTTGTCACGCACGTCTTCCGCGGCCTGTTCAAGCCACTCAGCCACGCTCTCAACGGTAGAGCCATAAAGACTCACATCGAACGTCCATCTGATGGGTTTCCAATCTCGGTCATACGAAATCTCGACAATCCTGTAGCAATCCACAGTTCCATCTTCCGAGACAATCTCTGCTACTCCGTAACTCCAGTTCATCTCACCACTCCTCGTAAAAAGCATTCAATACAGGATGCACACCGAACGAATCAAAATCTGCGCGGTACTTCTCTGCGTAGCCCCACGCCTCCTGCTCGGTATCAAACAAGCCATAGACACTGCATGGCAAGCGGTCGGAGTAGAAAGAGTACCCAATCACTACCCACTTCCCTGTCTCTTCACCCATCACTCATCTCCCTCTCGGACTACATCCTCAACCATAAAGTTATCAGCCACTTCGTTAAGGGCTGCACTCACCAACCCAAGCACAGGCTTCGCTATCCTGATGCGGCTCTCATAAACCTTGATTAGTTCTTTCCTGTTCGGGATGTCCCCCTCTTCCTTGCTGTGTTGCAGTTGCGTCAGGTTCTCCTTCGCGCAACCGATGAAGTCAATCAACGCCCACTCGACGAGTACTACGTCAACGTATGGCATGTTCAACGGAACAATCACTTCCTCTTTCACTTCGCTCATGGCTTGCTCCCCAGATGCTGTTCAATCGCTTTCAGTATCAGGTCTTTGTTGCGCGTCTTAGGCTCGCGGATGTACGCGGCGCAGTGGCGCAGTAGTTCCTTCTGTTGCTTCTGGACCTCCTTGTGCAGTTCGATGATTTCATGCAGCGAGTTGACCACTTGCTTGGTGCGCTTGATGTACGCGATGGATTGGGTTAGGACTTCCTGACGCCGTGTCAGATTGTCCTGTGCTTGTTGGTTGAGCGCGTTGTTGAGTAGCGCGTAGAGGTCGTCCACCTGTGGGGCGTAGGGACCTTCGATGGGGATGTTGTGCATGGTCATGCTTGCTCTCCCTTCATTGCCTGCAGCAGCAGGGCGTAGATGTAGTTGGACTTCGGGCGGTGCGTCTCGCGGGACATGGCCTCGAGCCATGCGTTTACTTCTGGGCTGACACGCAATGTCAGTACGATGCTTCTGGGTTCCATGATTAACTCCTCCTTGATTTGTGCAAAGGTATGCAGCACCTTGAGATGTTTAGTTTTCTCTATGTGCAGTTTCAATGTGGCTTGGTTGTCAGCAGCAAGTTGCATCTTGCGTTTGATGTCCTCCCTGTTGGCCCGTTGCTTGTTGCCGTGCGTACTGTCAGTAACCTCGCCGTCCCCGCACAGGTGGATGAACGACGTAGGCGTGGTGTTGATAATTTGGGTTTTCACATTACTCTCCCCGCCACTCGGCGCGGATGGCGCGCTCGTTGGCTTGTTGGTCTGCATACACAGCAGTGATGCGCTTAAGCATTACCCACATGCTGTCGGTGTTGTATAGGTGGTCGCCAGCAAACCGGAACCACTCGTTGTCGTCCCAACACTCGACCATCATGTCGCCACCGCGAGTGTAGTTCTCGAGGCACCAACGCTTCATGTCCTCGATTTCAATCAGCACTTCCTTGAATGCACCCATCTCGTTCTCCTTATTTCTTCTCAGGTTGCTTCTCGGCTTGCTTCTTCATCTTGGCTGACCTCGCTCGTTCGTAGGCCATGTTCTCCCAGTGCTTGCGTGTCAGTTCGCGCTTGAATTCTTCTGAGTATCTGTCCACTTCTCTCTCCTTGGTTGGCTGGACATTCTGACGGGCTGTCATGTTGTCCTCTTGGGGTTGAGTTGACGTAGTTGTGTAAGGTCAGTAATCAGCAAGTAGTTGGACTTGTTGAGCGGCGCGGTGATGTGATACTTGCTTTCGGCTTTCGCTTGCTGTTCGCCGCAGTACAGGCACGTGCGATAACCCAAGACCCAGCGGTCAGGCACGACAACATCACCACAAATAACGCAATGGGTTTCCATCTCACCCCCTCACTTAATAAATACAAGACGGTTGAACACGAAATGCCCGATGCGGATGGTATGGCCCACACGCACATGCTCGGAACGGTAGAAGTAATAAGTAAGCATACGAAGAACACGCACAATGAATCTCCCAGTGGGGACAACCTGACATACCGTCATTTTGTCCGTTACAAAAAATGGACGAGGTACTACATTATCATTATCCCACACTATGACACATACCTCAAATTTGTGTCCCGACTATCGCGTAGGTGTCCCGCATTACGAAATGTTGTCTAGTGTCACGCGGACTTGGTATTGACAACGGAACAATAGGAACAATGGAACATTATAAGTGGGACGGAATGTCACGCGGACGTGGAAATGACAACGGAACAATAGGAACAATAGAACAATAGGTGTCAGTTGGGGTCAGTTAGCCCTAATGTTCTGTAATGTTCCATAATGTTCCTAAGGGGTAGGAACAAAACAAACCCAGTAAATACGGGGCTTGCAGCGTAATGTTCTTTTGTTCCGTCTATTATTAGTTTTATATGAATTTATTTTTGTCCCCCTGCAAAACTTGCGTAGGTGCTCCGACTGACATAAAAATTTTCCCAGAAGCCCTAAATTGGACGGAACATTAGGAACAAAAGAACATTACTGCATAATCAGGCACTTACCGAACTGACTCGACGGAACATTATAGGAACATTAGGAACAATAGGATTTGCCCCTTTTTGGTGCAGACAATCTGACACGATGTCAGTTTGTCCCTCGCTCTGGTCGCCCTTTGTCAGTTTGTGACTTTGTACGCAGGATGATGCTACCGCGTAGGTTTTAGGGAACTGGTCAGGCGAAGCCTGACCGAGGCAGGCGCGAGGCCGCACCGAGGCCGCAGCCGAGGGCAGCCGAAAGCGTGACGCCGCGCCACCCGCTCGCTGCGCTCGCCTGCTGGCGCACGATGGACAAAAAAAGCCCCGCCCGAAGGCGAGGCCGATGCTGCTGAATTACAGGAAATGGTGGAATGGGGCGAACTCATACTCGACGTAGAATTCGGTGGCGTTGACGCTGGTCATGTACTGGTGACCAAGAAAATTCATGGTGTCCCTGTTGGTGGCATCTTCCGACCACCGCTCCGCAAACCCCATGTCAACTGATGAGAACTTGACGATGGTCCAGCGCCAAGACCGCGCCCGCTTTTCGCAGGCGACCCGAACGCGAATGGTTAGACTACCCTTTGTGCTGTCTGACATGATGCAACCCTCCGATATGTTATGGGAAGGCCGGAAGCCCGAAAGCCTCCGGCCCGCTTGCTACTTACTGCGACTGCAGAACATCGAGCACTTGGTCAAGAACCCGCAGGTCGGACACGAACAGTTTATTGTCCGCGCCGTCAACCTTACGCTTGCCATACTGCGCAATGGCTTTCCACTTGTCGGACACCGCCTTGTTATGCTCATCCGACTCAGTACGCTCACGCAGGGTGATGGCGGTCTTGATGCGCTCCGCCTCCGCCTCGCCCGCCGCGTCACCCTTGGCCGCTTTAGTGTAAGCCGCCTTGAGCGCCGCCTTTAGGTCGGCTTCCGTCTTGCCCTCAAACGCAGCAAGCAACTCAGCCCGCGCCGCATCCGCCTTGACTTTCGCCTCAGCACGTTGGGCCGCCTTTTTCAAGGCCTCCGGATTATCCGACACCGGAGGTTTGAAGCCGCCCTTGAGCACATGGTCAACCAACTCGACCGCTCGAGACCACGCCTTATCGTAGGCGTTGTCAGTAAGGCCGGGACGCTTGGCTCGGTACTGTTCGAGCACCATCACCCGCACGCTCGAGAACCAGCCCCACCGCACCATGCGGACCCGAACGTCGAAGTCTAGCGCCGCGCCGTGTTCGTCCACGACATCGGACTGAGACGCCAACAAAGCCGTTACCGCCGAGTACACTTGCAAATCGGCTTTGCCCGCGTCCGCTCGGAGCACTTCCGCCTCGAACATCCCGAGCGCCGCCTCCGCTGCCAGACTGCGCATATCGGCGGTCCACAACAGGCTTACCGCATCCGCGTCAGCCGCCAACAACTCACCGGCTTGAGCCGGAACCATTTGATTCTGTTCCATGTTGGAACCCTCCACCAGATACCGTCTGGCAATCGGACTACGCTGCAACACGCAGCGCGTAGATGAATAGTAGCAAACCCACGGAACCCGTGTGATTTTTTGGGAGGCGCCGCCGCGCCGCCGCCGGACAGACTGACACGCCGTCACAATGTCCCCGCCGAGCCGCCACCCACCGCCCCCCATCCCCCCAGATGTCAGCAGATGGAACCAAGCGCGTTTTCTACACAATGATTTGCACGTTCGACGACGTTAGTTTGGGTTTAGGGGAGGTGCGGGTCCCTCCGAGGGGGTGGGGGGTATAAAAATAATATTAGGGGTACCCCCCTTGACTTTTTAATTCACTACTATAGAATCCGCCTTTGAAACGCATCCCCCCTATATATACTTTTGGAGTCCCGTTTCCTCCGCATGGATACTACAAATCCTTTTGCGAATACCAATCCGCTGCTTAGCGAGTTGGGGATTACGCCTGAATTCACAAACGCCGTCGAATCTGACATTAAGGAGACGTTTTCGGCTCTCCAAAACGGCATTCCCCCCTCACCAAATCAAAATATCCCTGCCCACAGCATTATCAAAACGCTTGTGGAAGAGTACGCAAAAGAGGTATTCGACAGCCCTCAACAGGCTCGCTCGTTTATTACCAACAAACTCTTGGAATTATCCACGTGCGGGGACCCCCGGCACGAACTGCGTGCATTGGAATTGCTAGGTAAATTGTCTGACATCGGGGCCTTCTCAGAGAAAAGTGAGGTCGTTGTTACCGCCAAGAGTAGCGCGGATATTGATAGGCAGATTCGTGAGAAAGTAAATGAGATTCTTCTGAAGCGCGGTGTCAGTTTGGAGAAAGTAATTGATGCCGAAGTAGTTGAGGTGCCAAAAGAAGAAGACGAACTGGACGAAGTAATCAGACAGCGTAAGCATAAAGACGACAAGAAAGTCGAAACCGTAGTAGAGAACGACGTGTCAGTTGATGAACCGGTAGAAGACGATGAGTCAGCTTGACGAGCTAAGTACACAAGAGCTAGCTGCCATCATGCAGCTACTGCCTACGCTTCCGGAAGCCGAGAAGCGTGAACTTCTTATTAAGTTAGACCAACGAAATAGGCTGAAAGAAAAAGAAGACTGCCGTGCTGACTTTATGTCTTTCGTGCAGAAGGTTTGGCCTAATTTTATTCACGGAGCACACCATGCAAGGATGGCTAGAGCGTTTGAAAGAGTGGCACGAGGCGAGGTCAAGCGGCTCATTATCAACATGCCACCGCGTCACACTAAATCGGAGTTTGCGTCATACCTCCTTCCCGCATGGTTTCTGGGTAATTTCCCGCAGAAAAAGGTTATCCAGACTTCACACACAGCAGAATTGGCTGTCGGTTTCGGACGTAAAGTCCGGAACTTGGTGGATAAAGAAGAATATCGAATGGTATTTGATGGGGTTGAGCTACAAGCTGACTCGAAAGCCGCTGGACGCTGGGCAACTAACGCAGGTGGTGAATATTTTGCTATTGGTGTTGGCGGCGCTGTTACTGGTAAAGGTGCTGACCTCCTTATAATTGATGACCCGCACTCGGAACAAGAGGCTGCATTAAGCGAAACTAACCCCGAAATCTACGATAAAACGTATGAATGGTACACATCGGGTCCACGGCAGCGCTTACAACCGGGCGGTTCCATCGTCATAGTGATGACGAGATGGTCAAAAAAGGACCTGACTGGGCAAGTTTTAAAGTCAGCTATGCAGCGCAGCGGCGAAGAGTGGGAAGTGATTGAATTTCCGGCGTTACTCCCCTCCGGGCGCCCATTATGGCCCCAGTTTTGGTCATTAGCTGAATTAACTGCCCTAAAATCTGAACTTCCGCACTCAAAGTGGATGGCGCAGTACCAGCAAGACCCGACATCTGAAGTTAGCGCCATTATTAAGCGTGAATGGTGGAATGTTTGGGAGAAAGACGACCCGCCGGGCTGTGAATTCATCATTCAGTCGTGGGATACGGCGTTTTTGAAGACGCAGCGGGCTGACTATTCAGCTTGCACCACGTGGGGCGTGTTCTATATAGACGACGATACTGGCAAAGCGCAGGCCAATATTATCTTGCTCAACTCCTTCAAAGACCGGATGGAGTTTCCTGAACTGAAGCAAGAGGCGTATAGGCACTATTTAGAGTGGAACCCGGACGCGCTCATCGTAGAAGCGAAAGCCGCAGGCGCCCCGTTGGTGTTTGAACTGCGGGCTATGGGCATACCAGTACAAGAATTCACACCGTCTAAAGGCAATGACAAGATTGCTCGATTAAATGCAGTGGCTGACATCTTTGCTTCTGGTAGAGTATGGGTACCTAACACAAATTGGGCAGAAGAGCTAGTCGAAGAAGTTGCTTCGTTCCC